CAAAGCTATAAATGCCCGGCAGGTGTTTGGACGATTGGCATAGGCTCAACGCGCTACGCTGATGGAACGCCCGTAAAAGCTAAACAGGCACTGCCGGGAGAAGCAGCGGCTATGCAGCTATTAGCGCATACGGTAGGCGCGTATGAACATACGGTTAACGCTATCGGTGTGCCGCTTACGCAAAACCAGTTTGACGCGCTTGTTAGCCTCTGCTATAACATTGGCAGCGGGAATTTAATTTCGTCAACGCTTGTTAAGATGTTAAAAGCAGGCAATGATAAAGCAGAAGTAGCAAAGCAGTTTTTAAGATGGAACAAGGCCGCCGGTAAAGAATTAGCCGGCTTAACGCGACGCAGAAATGCCGAAGCAGAATTATTTTTAGGACACGATGATGAATAACCCATTTAAAGACTTAGTAGACCACGTCAGCCACGTTGTAGACAGTGTGGCTGAGGTTGCAGAGGAAGTGGTAGAACATCCAGTTGAAGCTGTTATTGATATTGTTGAAGTAGTTTCTTAAGCGAGTAGTTCGTCACGCTCACGATTAGCGCGAAGTATGCAATAGCGCTGATGCAACCGCACCAAGATAGAGCGTCTACGTTTACCGTGACGCTCTGATTCAATCATCACCTGTAATTCACCTTCTGTGTAATTGTTCAAATTAAAGAAGATGTCGCGCCATGTTAAGTTGTTCATTTTAATTCCTCTAAGGCAATATCTGAGATTGCGCGTTTGTCATGCAGACTTGCGAATATACGCTCGTCTACGGTTTTGTCTGTTAGCAGTACATAGCAATATACGGCGCTCTTTTGACCACTACGGTGCAACCGTCCAATGGTCTGCTCATATCTATCAAGTGACCAAGGAAGCGACAGGAAGACCATTTTACTACCGCCAAATTGAAGGTTCAGCCCATGCCCTGCTGATTTAGGGTGAACAAGCAATAATTCCACTCGCCCTGCGTTCCACGACGAGATGACGCCCTGCTGGTCGATTGTTCGTGCGTTTGGGTATCTGCGTTTAAGTTCTTCAAGCTCTGCCTGAAAGTTGTACACGATAATCGTATTGGCGTGTTGGTTTTCCGCTAGTATTTCATCAAGACGGTCAAACTTGTGGCGCGAAAACCATGTGGTGGGGTGCCCTTCAATGTAGGAAAACCCGCTTGCCATTTGTTGTAGCTTGTTTACCACCACAGCGGCGTTAACTGCTATGATTTCCTTATCGTCGTAGTACACCACAAAGTCTTTCTTCATTTCACCGTATTGCTTCATATCCATTGCGCATTTGACTGGCACGATGTTAAGCGGGGGTAAAGTGTCCATGTACTCTTGCGTGTCGATAAGATACGTTGCGGGTTTAATTTCCGCCATGACGTCACGCAGTGAAGTGGACTTGGCTACCCATTCGCCAAAGTCTTTATTAAGTAGCACAAAATACGTCTGAAGAAACGCTGTCTTGGATTTGCCAAGTAGCGCTGCATCTACTATCTTGCATTGCCCAAACACGTCTTCAAGCCCGTTGCTAGTAAACGAGCCGGTAAGCCCCCATTTAATCTTAAAGTCTTTGATACGCGCAAACAGCGCTTTGAAGCGCTTGCCTGATGGGTTCTTCAAAACAGTCAATTCGTCAAACACCACGCCATCAAAGTCAGGCAATGGCGGTAGCGTTTGAAGGGTGTCGTAATTAGTCACAACCACCTGAGATGGCGCGTCAAATGCCGCTAGGCGCTGATTTAGCGAGCCAACGGCGATAGATACGGTCAGACTTGGTGCCCACTTCGCCGGCTCTATCGACCACACATCCGTGCAAACACGCTTTGGCGCTATCACTAAGAACCGACGTACTCTGCCCGTGTCGAGCGCCTCCTTCATGGCCGTTAGTGTTATTGCTGTTTTCCCTGCCCCCACTGGGGCAAGAATCATTCCTTTGTCTATTAGGCTCAAAAAGGCAACAGCTTCTATCTGGTTGGGTCTTAGCATTAATAAATTTCCATCTTAAGTACGCCGTTTTTGGGTGGTCTGCCATCACCGGAATGGAGCAGCAGGGGGTGTAGCATATCCACACCCCATTCATCGTTTTGAGCTTTGGTTTCATCTATCCCGCCAAGGCAGCACAATGTCGCTAACCTTTAGGGGGATAAACGGTACCGTATCTAGCCATTTAAGCAAATTCATGTAGTTTTCCATGTCCTCGCCGCGTAGCGCTTTGATGGCTTGGTCTTGGTCTACGGGACCGCTTTTAAATGCGTACATTAGAAATTCTCCAATTTAATTAATCTGTCTAAATACCACCGTGCTTTGCGTAAATCTTCAACCCCGCCTTTTTCTCTAAAGCGCCATTGATACTTAAAAACATTACCGCGCAGATACCCTCTGAATTCATCTTGCGTAAGCATAGCCTCCATTGCGTCGATGCACTGCATCTTGTCACCTTGATAATGTGCTGGCGCATCTACGGGGTCGCCTGCGTGTACTGAGTCACCTGTTAACATAATGTCATCTCCCAACCTTTAGGCACGATAGTGTGCGTTCTCAAGAATTGCATAAAGTGTTCATTTCGACGTTTGCCCATTGGACGTTTAGGTTTAGCTCTAATTTCTTCATCACGAAGTTTTTTAGCAAGCAATTTAGCGCAATTTGCTTCTAATAAACTTTTACGAAAATACGCTCTTGAATACCCGTTCTCTATTCTGCGGGTAAACGGTTCGCCGCGCATGAGCGCAGACACGCTAGGGTAGCGCAAATCGTTTTCGTCACAGAAGTCAATCATGGTCATCTCGTCTTCAGACGCTTTAATGACTCTAATATTGCGGATGCGCAGATTAGATGGGTTGTCGTCTAAATACTCTACCGCGTCAGTATGCGCAGGGTAATAGCCGTAGGCTAACAACACCGCAACCTTCCACGCTAAAAAGTTAGAATGTAGCCCACTTTTCTTAACGTTAATCGTAGCGTTTTTGTTTTTCCAGTTAAGCGCCGCGGGCGTTGTTGCACCCCCTTTGTAAAAGTGACCTGTTGTACTGTTGTACTTTACCGCCTCTCTTACTATATCTAAATCTTTGTCATTCATGTCCGCTCACCACGTCAAAAAACCGCAATCTGTCATTCATTGTTAAATTGTTTAGCGCTTTGTACAGCTTGCGCGTTTCGCCGTTGTGCTGACGTATCAGGCGTCTGCATCTAGCACGAAAGCGTTGCTCGTTTAGCTCGTTAATAAGCCCAAGCGTAAATACCTCGCTTGTAAATCTGTCTTTTAAGAAGGGAGACAACCCTATGAATATTTGTGAAATGTTCATCTTTGATGCCGTATATCGTTAAAAATGGGTCTTTGTTCTTTGCACCGGTCACACTCGCGGTAGCCAAGGCTATTATATACGCGCCAATGGTCATGCTTACAGTCTGTTGCCGTTGGCGCAGGCGCCACTGGTTGTACTGGCGTAATCAATAATGCCATAGCCATAACCCCGCCAGTATTAACCCAAGCGCATAAAATGTTAATGCTGCAATGTCGTCAATTTGCATTAGCCTTCCTCCAGTGCGCGAAGCATTAACTTTAACTGCTCGATTTCTTTGAGTAGCTCAAGTTTAATTTTCTTCAACTCTTTTTTGTTTTTCTGCGCCATTGTCAGGCGCTTGTATAATTCTTCTTTAGTCATTTTCAATCCTCTGCTAACGTTTCTACCGACCAAAACGGTGCGCTGTTATGTTGCTCAATTCTATCCGCAATTACCGCTGCTCTCTGAGCTGCTGTAGCTGGTTTATAAATTCCAAATCTATCAAGCGAACCGCAATTTACAGCGGCATTAGTTGAATCAGCAGAAGATAATGGCAGTTTAGTAAACACTTTTGGGTTAAGCATACGCAGTCCATGTAATTTGCATTTAGGTTTGCCTTCGCTGTCTGTAACAACATTCATTACTTCAGACATCCTGCCCCACCATTTTTTAGTGTTTGGCGTTGCATAATCTCCGCTGCTGCCTAACGCCACAATTTCAAAAGAATCAACAAGCCATTCAAGATATTCAAAAGATTCGTGCAAATGCCACACAGGGACACCTTTTGCTTTTGTTCCTGTCCTAACCCATTTTAATACCCAGTTTTTGTTATCTTCTTCTGTACCATCTATAATGTCCGGTATCAACGCCCAGTCAAAAGATGGGTGTTTGCACAATGATTGTGCCCACGCCAGATACGCATCAAAATCAATTGCACCATGCCCTTTTTTCCAGTGACTAAATGCGCCATTATCTAGCACAAACGATTGGCAAAATTCTAAAACTGCGCCTGTATCATCTTGTCTACCAAATGGAATTAAAGCATGGCGACCAACTAAAAACCTTGCTACATCTTGGCGTGTTCCTCCAATTGGTGTGCCATGATAATGAATCATTTTGCTACCATCTCCCCACGAACATTGCGTTCCATTTCGTAAACTGAATAAATCTTTCCATCATGGATAATAAACTCACCAATAGTTGTCTTGGTGATTTCGTAATAATGTCTGTGCGTGGTGTAAATTGTCAACGTTGATGCAATAGCGCCAATCAAGAACGCGCCAATAGCGATATAAAGTAGTTCATCTTTCATTTTCCATTCCCCCTAATGCCAAGTCTAAGTCTGGCTTTGTCTAAATCTTTAACGCGCCACAAGAATGATGGTGCGCCTGCTTCAGATAATCTTATACTGCCGGCAGGATATACCCCCATCTTAACGATGTGATAGTCCATACTGGTGCGGCTAACTTTATGCGCCGCACAATAGGCTTTTAATGTTATCTCGGTCATTTTGCGTCGCCTTCTACAGGCTTTTCAATTGACATCAAATCTTTTCGCCCAAGCATTAAGTTATCTTCAGTTACCCAAAATAAAGCTACTTTTGCTATTGCGGTGTTTTCTGGGGCTTCAGCCCAATCTATACTCAAAGGCTCACGTTTTAAATCACGCTCCGCCGCTGCGTAACCTCTTTGATACATCTCCCGCGATGTAATTGGTGGCTCACGCTTTGGTGGTGCTTCTGTCCAGTCTATTTCAAACTGTGCGGTTTGCTTTTTGTTCCACCTCATTAAGTCCCATTTAAAACCTTTCCATTCAAAATGACCGTGGTCCCACGACATCCACAAAATATCGGCTATCTGTTGTTTTGTTAATAAGCTCATTGTATTGACCCCATTGCGCTGTCATTACAAATTGCTCCAATAATGCGCGTAGGGCGCTTAAATAGCTGATACGCTCCTACTGCTAATTGATATTCTTCACGAGCGTTAACACACGCCCGCATAGACTCGTAGGGTATAGCGCTGGTTGTGTACGCAATCGTTTCATGCGTCGTAGTGCGCCCTTTCTTGTCGATATTGGTATCGACAGTTAAGAAACTTAATGTAAGAAGTAAAGTTGCGCTCATCTCATCACCTGCTTCATAATTTTACGAAGACGTGCAATTTCAGTTAGCGCGTTAAGATGCAAACGCGCCATTAGCAAAAAGCAAAACAGCATAATAAGGTACGCCAAATTGCTTTCATCAAGGTACTGTAAAAATTCAATCATTGTTCTCTCTCCAACTATTAATGTCTTCTTTGCTCCAAAGGCAAGCGTACTTTTGATTAAGTTTGCTCATATCTGACGCAAAGACTTTTTGCAGTGCTGACAGACTGCCACCTGCGGTTTTAAGCTCAATAAACCATGTACTGCCATTCGGTAGGCACACGATTCTATCTGCCACTCCCCGACACGCTGGAGAGGTGAACTTATACGATTTGCCGCCAAGCTCTTTGACGACTTTTACTAAGTGTTTTTCGACTTCTTTTTCTATCATGGCTAAAGTTTATCATTGCAAACTTTTCTTTGCAAACTTTTCTTGATATACTGCAATCTCACTAAACGAGAGGAAACTAAAATGAGCCATTCAAGTATTGCCGGCGGTAGCACCGCCAAACGTGTTATCGCCTGCCCTGCATCAGTTAAATTGGCGCAACAAATGCCGCCTAAGCCGTCGTCATCGTTTGCCGATGAAGGTACGCTTTGCCATCTTGCGATGGAGAAATTACTCACTGAGGATAACTTCAACATCTACAGCCTGTCTTATGCTGGCATTGATATGTCAACTGAGCTGGCAAAAGAAAAGATTGAACCGGCGCTAGCTGCACTTGATGAGATTGACCCCTCCAAGTCGATGGAGTTTACTGTTGAAGCCAATGTTAGCTATGGTGATTTTCTGCCTGAAGTGTTTGGTAGCGTTGACCTTATCGGCAGATTGGGTGACCGAGCCGTCATATTAGACTGGAAGTTTGGCAGTGGCGTTAGCGTAGAAGTGGAGGAGAACGAACAGCTCATGTTCTACGCCGCTGCCGCTATGCGCACAAAAGGGCTAGAATGGGTGTTTGATGGCGCAGCGTCTATTGAACTTGTGATTGTTCAGCCTCCGTCGGTCAAGCGCTGGAAAACCACCTTTAAACGCATTAGAGAGTTTGAATCTACACTTAAGAAAGCTATCGATTTGTCTGATGCACCTGACGCGCCATTAGCCAGTGGCAAACATTGCAAGTGGTGCGCAGCTAAACCAACTTGCCCCTTAATGACAGGTGAGGTAGATAGAGCGTTGCAGGCGTCGCTTGATAATATTGATGCAGATTCTATTGCAAACTATTTACAACAGGCAGAGATTCTGGAACAATGGATTACCGATTTGAGAGCGCTTGCGTTTCAAATGCTCGAAGCGGGTAAACCTGTCCCTAACTACAAATTAGTAGCTAAACGAGGGACAAGAAAATGGACTAATGAATCAGAAGCAGTAGAATCGCTTTTGGCGCTTGGTCTAGCAAATGATGACATCTATGACAGTAAGTTAGTGTCACCGGCACAAGCAGAGAAGAAATTAAAGGCTCTGAAACTGCCTATGCCAACAGACGTCATTGCAGTGGTATCTTCTGGCAGTACGATGGCGCACGAAAGTGACCCGCGTCCTACTGTCTTACTAATCGGGCAACAATTAACAAATGCCCTCAATAAACTTTAAAGGTAAATTAAAATGACATCATTAACCGTATTTGGCAACGCCAACCTTCCAGCAGTTAACAGCATTTCTTCTGCACTTCGTAACATTCAAACCGACACCAGCACGGCTGGCGGCGTGACTATCCTTAAAATGGACAGAACCGGTCACTGGGTGTATGGCGCGTCAGAAACCGAAGTAGACAATGACAGCATTTGGGCAGTTAATCCGTTTAGCTTTACACATGGTTTTATTGCATGGGGTGAAGGTGAGGTGCTTGGTGAAAAGATGGTCAGCGTCACTGAACCATTGCCACAGCTAGACCCTGCGCCTGCCGCTGCTAAACGTGGCTGGGAAACGCAAGTGGGTTTCTCATTAAAATGTATAGATGGTGAAGATAAAGGCGAAGAAGTACGCTACACCGTCACTAGCGTAGGCGGTAAACGCGCAGTGCAGACCTTAGCTGTCAACATTGCTAATCAAGTAGAAACAGACCAAACTAAACCAGTAGCTGTTGTTTCTTTGGGTAAAGAACATTATCAACACAAAGCATACGGGCGTATCTACACACCGATGTTTGACATCGTAGAATGGATTAGCTTAGACGGTGATCCTGCACCAAAAGAAGAAGAAGTTGTCGAGGATGAAGCGCCTGCCGCCCGCCGCAGACGCGCATAACCGATAAGGAGAGGGGCGGCTGAAAGGCCGCCTTTTTTTATGCTATATTGTGATTTTGAAACAAAAAGCGAATGTGACCTGCCCAAGCATGGCGTCTACAATTACGCGCAAGACCTCACCACTGACGTGTTGTGTATGTGCTACGCCTTTGATGACGGTGATGTGCAGACATGGACGCCAGATATGCCGTTTCCCGATGACGTGCGCAATTACACGGGTCAGATACGCGCGCACAACGCCGCGTTTGAACGGCTAATCTTTTGGTACGTTCTTCAGATAGACTTTACGCTTGAGCAGTTTTACTGCACTGCTGTGCAAGCTCGCGCTAATTGTCTTCCCGGCAGTTTAGAAGATGTTGGTCGTGCTATCTCTAGCGAGATGCGCAAAGACCATCGTGGCAAGATGCTAGTCAAGCAGTGCTGCACTCCGCCATTTAACACTAAATTGCTACCTGAGCTAATCGAGTATTGCCGTCAGGACGTTCGGACTATGCGAGCCGTGTCTACTGCACTGCGTCAGTTGACTGATGACGAGCTTGCAGACTATCACGTCAATGAACGCATTAACGACGCGGGCGTTTTGGCGGACGTTGACTTGTGTCGCGCCGCGATGCGTTATGCTAGTGTTGAGCTTGAAGAAATCCAATCGCGTGTCGTGGAATTAACTGACGGTGCAATTAAGTCCGTTCGTTCACCTAAGATGCGGGAGTGGGTGCTTGAGCGTGTCGGCCCTGCGGCACGGGAGTTGATGTGGAACGGTGAGAAGTATTCTATCGACAAAAGTGTTCGTGCTAATTTGATGTTGATGGATGACCCTGAAGAAATCCCACCGCACGTCGGTGAGGTGATTCAGTGCGCTGATGACTTGTGGGCGTCGTCTGTTGCGAAGTTTAATCGACTGCTTTACCTTGCGGACTTTGAAGACCACCGTGTGCGTGGCGCGTTTGTGTTTAATGGTGGCAGTGCGACTGGTCGAGCGTCGTCCTATGGTGCGCAGGTGCATAACTTTACGCGTAAATGCGCTAAAGAGCCACAGCGAGTGCGTGATGATATGGTCATTGGGCGCAACATCGTTCCAGTGCATGGCAAGCGCGTGACTGACGTTCTCAAAGGTATGCTTCGCCCTGCGCTGATGCCTGCTATCGGAAACGTGTTCGTGGTAGCAGATTGGGCAGGTATTGAAGCGCGTGTGACGCCGTGGGCAAGTTTGCAGCATGGCAGTGAAGATGTGCTTGACGTGTTCCGCACAGGAGAGGACATCTACATTCGCGCTGCGGCGGGTATCTTTAACCGTCCGATGGACGCGATTACTAGCGACCAACGTCAGATTGGTAAAGTAGCGATTCTGTCGTGCGGCTATATGGGTGGTGCTGGCGCGTTTGGTGCAATGGGCAAAGCCTATGGTATCTCACTGCCTGAAGCAGAAGCTAAACGTACCGTTGACGCGTGGCGTCGCAGTAACACTTGGGCAGTGCGCTACTGGGGTGAGCTTGAGCGGGCGTATATGTGCGCCATGCGTCACAAAGGTCGTGAGTTTACCGCCGGGCGCGTGACGTATTTGTTTGATGGCGTGAATTTATGGTACGCCCTGCCGTCTGGTCGGGTGCTGTGTTACCCGTCGGCATACATTGAGGATGGTAGTGTATCTTACGCTAAGGCGGCGTGGAAACCCGCTGCTGATGCAGTCGAATGGCCGCGAGCTAGGCTATGGGCTGGACTTGCTTGTGAGAATATTACACAGGCGATTGCAAACGATTTACTTCGTGACGCGTTGCGTCGAATCGGGCATACTGTCGTGCTTCATGTGCATGACGAAATTGTCTTAGAAGTGAAAAAAGAAGACGCGGAAAGCGCCGCGCAAGACTTGGAAACGGTGATGTGTAGCGCCCCTGCATGGGCAGAAGGCTTACCCCTAGCCGTTGGTGTATCAACATTAGAGAGATACGGAAAATGAATTTTATTAAGTATTTAGAGAGAATCGCACCTGAAGGCGAGAGCGTCCTTCTAGTCAAACAAATAGCTAAAGACAATGGTCAGTTTGCATGGCCTGCCTACTTGCCAGCAAAGTACGATGGCAAAGGCGCATGGTATGGCAATACCGCGTCTTTTATCACGTCACGCTTTAAAGAGGGCAAACCGTCTGCGAGTGCGGGCAACTGCGAGTATGTTGCTTTCCTCGTGCTAGATGATATTGGCACTAAGAGTCTACGCCCGCCTATCGAGCCGACGTGGATAATGGAAACCTCACCACAGAATTTTCAGTGGGGCTACACGTTTGCTTTAGATGATATGCCCACTAAGGGTGAATTCAGCGCCGCTATTAAAGCAATCGCTGACGCTGGCTACACTGACAGCGGCGCAATTAACCCCGTGCGTAATTTTCGCCTGCCTGCGTCGGTCAATTTAAAGCCTGACCGTGCGTCGTTTCAGTCTATCCTTGTAGAGTTTCACCCTGAGCGTGAGTTTACCCTCGACCAAATCTGCTCGGCGCTGGACGTTCACCCGTCTGATGCTGACACGGCGTCCGTGCGTCCAATAGCTATTATTGACACAGGCAGTGATGAAGTGCTTGAGTGGTTAGCCTCTCGTGGCGACGTGATGGAGTCTGCTAATGCTGAAGGCTGGGTTGGGGTGGTCTGCCCTAACCACGCCGAGCATACCGATGGACAGTTAATGGGCAGATACCACCCGCTTAACCGCGCTTACTGTTGCTTTCATGGTCACTGCTCGTCGTGGGACAGCCGTACATACCTCGCGTGGGTGGCGGAGATGGGCGGTCCTAAACACTCACACGGTCTTCGTGAAGAAATACTCGCGGAGGTGATGCACAATGCGATTGGCAAACTCGAGCCGTCGGATATGTTCAGCACTGACGCGGCGGCTATCATTGCAGAAGTTGAGCAAAAGGAAATCGCACGGCTTGAGAAGGCGGAGTGGTATCAACGCTTTGCTTACGTTATGTCTGACGATTCTTACTTCGATTTGCAGAACCGTCGTGAGTTTTCACGCCAGACATTCAACGCCGTCTACCGTCATGTGTCGTGCAAAAGTATCCATTCTGACCGTAAAGTAGAAGCCGCTATGAGCTTTGATGAGAATCGTCAGGTCATGGGTGCTAAGGTGCTTGCTGGTATCACCTTTGCTGCTGGTGATTCTGTCATTGCGCATCGTGACGGTGAGCTTTACGGCAACCGGTGGCGCGATGCCCGCCCCAATTCGTCCCGTGGCGGAAATTTGAATGGCGATATATCTTTATGGCTTGACCACTGCAAATCTCTTGTTCCTGACGAGCGTGAGCTTGCGCATATCTGGGACTATATGGCGTTTAAGGTGCAGTATCCGCGCGTTAAGATTAATCACGCGATTCTTCACGCTGGTGGGCAAGGTATCGGTAAGGATACGATGTATGCGCCGTTCATTTACGCCGTGTGTGGGCCTAACTTGCGCAACTATTCACTGATGTCTACTGACACCATTCAGTCAGCGTGGGGCTATCATCTTGAAGCAGAAATCGTGGTTATTAACGAATTGAAAGAAGCAGACAGCGCCGCGCGTCGGATGCTTGCTAATAAACTCAAGCCAGTCATCGCGGCGCCGCCTGAAATGCTGTCAGTTAACCGCAAAGGTCTTGCCCCATACAATCTTGTAAACCGTCTTGCTGTGCTTGCGTTCTCTAATGACCGTGTACCACTGTCGCTTGAATCGGGTGACCGTCGGTGGTTTGCCACTTGGAGTAGCGCGTCGCGACTTTCTCCTGCCGCCGCGTCGCGCATTTGGAGCTGGTTTAACAACGGCGGGTATGACCTTATAGCCAACTGGTTGTTTTTGCGTGACGTGTCGGCGTTCAACCCTGCTGCGCCTGCGCCTATGACAGACTTTAAGATGTCGCTCGTGCAGAATGGTATGTCGGCTGTTGAGTCATCACTGCTGGATATGATTTCACTTCGCATGGGTGAGTTTGCGTCCGGTGTGATTGCCTCTCCTTTTCAAGCGATATGTGAACGCGCTGCTATGTCGTTTGGCTGTAAACAATTCCCACCTGCTGCGCTGTTCCACGCGCTTGAAGAAGCAGGTTGGGTTGATGTCGGTATGTGCGCGTCGCGCTCTGTCAAGACTAAGAAGCACGTCTTCTGCGCACCTGAGTTTGCGCACATGAGCAAATCTAGCCTTCGTGACTTAGCAGAGCAAAAACCTGTTGCAAAAGTTGTAGCAATCAAATAACATACCTCTAACAATTCTCTCTAATTGTTAGTTCATGGAATTCCTCAATTATCGGCTCGGATATTTGGGGAATTTTTTTAGTTATGAATAAGAACCGTTGAAAGCATGGGTAGCGTTGTGGTTATCATGTGGCGCGTTAAGCGGTTCTTATTGATAGCTTGCGTGAAACGCACCTGTAATGGCCAGACGCTCAGAAATAGGAGACTTGGGATTGGCTGAAAGTACGCCAACGAATACTGAGATTGCTATCAATTACAAAAAAATTTTGCCAATCGGTTTCGTGGGAAAATTTTGCAAATCGTTTCGTGGCAGAATTTGACCGTTCATTAGATTTAAAATCCTGAGCTTTACCAGATTTGAAATTCTGAGCCTTGTTATATACTCGTTTCACGCGTTTGTCATTACGTTTACGCGTGATTTTACGCCCGCGCTTGATATTGAATAGGGCTATAGAATAGCCTTTATTGGCTTGTCACTGGTTGATTGAATGATAAGGCGTAAGGTTGTATTGCTTTAGATTGTTTAGCAATATAGTGGTCATTGTAGGCCGTTAAAGGGTAGGCAATAAAAAAGGGTTGTTTAAACCCTTGCTATTGTTTGAAGCAATAAAAAAAGCGCTCTTTCGAGCGCCTTCTTTGTTTAGTTTTCTAGCAGTATCGCCAGGACCGCGAATTTGAGTAGAATTAAAAAGATTATTATCATTAGCCTTCTCCCATAGCATCAAGCGCCCACATAGGATAAACTTGCACAATTGGTGGCGTTAATAGGTCAACGTATTCTTTGTATAAATCGCATATTCTTACGCCGTTATAATTCCATTCTTTTATATCTTCAGCGCTTAGCGTGTCGTAAAATTCTTTATATGTCATCATGCTATTACTCCCAACTATCAACGTAAATTTTGACGCCTTTAATAATGATATAAAGACACGCTACATTAGAAAAGCAACTAGCATAGACGCGGTATGCTTTATCACCAACTAATGCTTTTTTGCCTGTATTGAGTTTGCGCCCGTAGCCCGTAGCGGTTTGCATCAAGCCTTTAGTGTGATACCACATAGGGGCGTCGATAAATTCTAAATTAATTGCCATTGTTCTATTCTCTCTCAAAAGTTTAGTTGTTTAGCGGCTTTTTTAACTGCAGTGTAGATATGGTCGTCGTTTAGATAACTATAAAGATTATCGCAAATGAACGGCGTAAGTTTAGACATGTAAATCAAGTCAAATGTAAACCGGCGCTCTTTATCATTGCCTAAATTTAAGGCTTTATGCGCCGCTACTTGTTCGAGTGGTAGCGCGCTAAACGCGTCAAAAATAACTTGATAATGTTCTTGTTTAATTTTCATTAGTTGTCTACCCCATACTCAATAGCAAACAAGGGGCGACGCGTCGAGCGTTCTACAATAACAATATTGTACTGGTCATCATCAATGGCGCATTTGCCCGCGCTTTTTTCAGATAAAAAACCGTTAGCACGAAAATATTTTAATAGTTTGCGCGCGTTCCAATGTATTGCGTCGGCTGTAATATCGCCCACGTCATACCACGCGTTCCAAGTGTAACCCCCACATTCACGCCAGGCGTCAATGGATAGAATTCTATAAGTTTTCATTTTGTTAAGCCTTTATTTTTATTAGATGCAAAATTACACCGCATAACGCGCGACGTTAGCCACGCGCTAAACGCTATAATCTTAAAAATGACAATTAAAATAATAACCTTTTGACGAAACGTTATCCAACATCAGCTCACGCGCTGCATGTTCCCAGTCAATTGCACCGGATAGCCATGAACTTACTTTATCCATTTCTTGAATGTAACCCATATCAAAAGCCATTTCATATGCAAAATCACTATCACTGTCATAACTGCCAATATATGCGTCCATGATTGAATCGAGTGGTATTTCACAATCAAGCCCTGCATCAATGACGTCTTTTATGCCGTCATTGCAAGCGTTAGCATAATAATAGACTTCAGCAATGTCGATACACTCGCGGCAGTAATTTTTGTGTATGTCATCAAAATCTTGGAACATTAATTCCGCATCTTGTTCGTCATTGTGCAGTTCCTTGCAAGCGTCGATAAATTGCTCGGCGTCATTGTAGTCATTCAACGCTAACCACGCGCCTGCAATGCTGCCATTGTTATATTTGTTGTATGTTCCGACGTAAATTTTCATTTTATTACTCTCTCTATTGTTAAGGTGTAGCGCGGGTTGTTCACGCCCGCGCTTTAAATAAGGTTATTTTGTTAATGTGATATGGCTATCAATTACATTAACGCGATATTGCGGCGCAGTTACCAGTACGGTGATAATAAGCGCCGCAATCGCGCATGATGCAATCAACGATAGTGTTAACACTTTAATAGACTTGTTAGCGTAGGTATTAGCGCCAACTGTATCAACTAGCGTGTAAATGAATGAATGAAAGCGCGTATCTTCGCGACGATATGACTTGCTAAATCTGAAGCCCGTCAATTTCATGACAGGTGTCAAAATAATGGCGCTAGTGGTTCTAATCAAGTTTTTCATGTCGGCAGTCTCTCAAATTGTAGTTAGTGTGGGCAGTCGCCAAAATTGACGACTTGCAAAACATTATACAGCAATATTTAATTATTGCAACATTTTTTGTTGTTTGTTGGTAGCGTGTCTGTATGCGGTGGGTAGTTTAACATTCTATTGACTGCCTACGCGCGCGCCCACGCCCGCTCTATGCTGGCGAGTTTGTTGGTAGTTGTAGGCATACCATTATCTACTTTAAAAATTAGATGTATATATTATAGGCTATAGAATTCTCCACGAATTTCTGGCGACTTTGTAGGCAGTGCCTACACTGCCTACACTGCCTACAAAATTATACGGGCGCAAACTAGCAGAACGTAGCGTTGTCAATTGTAGGCAATGCAAAACAGACTGGTAACAACTGCCCACAATATCAGGGCAGACAGCAGGGCAGACAGCAGGGCAGACAGCAGGGCAGACAGCAGGGCAGACAGCAGGGCAGACAGCAGGGCAGACAGCAGGGCAGACAGCAGGGCAGACAGCAGGGCAGACACCTTGCAAGCCTTATAAATCAAGGGTTTAGCCTTTATCATAGCATTGACCGCGTAGACTGGAATAGCCTGCAACCCGCGTAATTCGTGGCTTCTAGCGATAGGGGGGGGTGTCTTTTGAGAAAAAAAGCGCAGGCGGGGAGGACTTGACAAGACGACTGGCAGGCATACCATGTCTAGTAAAAGCATTTTTCATATATACCGTCAATTATTTGACACATAGTCAAAATATTGACGCATAGGGGGGGGCGTTCAATTCCGAAGGCGATGCAAAACATTCACAGACAAAAAAGTCATTTCCATATATATTATAAATATTTTTTACAAGCTAAGGATTCATGCGACCATGCAATCATTTCCATATTCACCAAGAGAGTTAAAAGTGACAGAGGCGCGTCTAAACGCCATTTACGATGCGTCAGCGCTTGGGCTAAAGGGTGACAAGCTCGCCCTCGCTGCGGGGCTACTTCCGAGCGAATATCGGCAACTGTGCCAACTCGACCCAAACGTTGAGTTGATGACGATGAAGGGCGCTGCCGACGCAGAGGCGCAAATGGCACAGGTGTTAAAAGATGCGGCGCTAGGCGGCGACACAAAGGCGGCGTTAGCTATCCTTCAGAACGTTCATGGGTGGGCAAGCGCTAAAGAGCAAAATAGAGTGGCTTTTGGTATTACTAATGCAGACGGCACCGCCGCAAGCCTTGTCATAGGGTGGGAATCATGAAAGTTGTCATACCCTACAAACCAAGAGATGTATTTCGACCACTACACGCAAGAAAAGAAAGATGGGCAGTTGTGGTTGCTCACAGAAGGGCGGGCAAGTCGGTAGCGTGTATTAACGAATTGATAAAGTGTGCTTGCACAGACTCTAGTGGAGATGGTAGGTATGCCTACATCTGCCCATACTACTCACAGGCAAAACAAGTAATCTGGGATTACTGTAAGACGTTTACAAAGCCCATACCCAACATAAAGGTGAACGAAAGTGAATTACGACTCGATTTTCCAAACGGGGCGCGTATTCAGTTATTTGGCGCTGACAATCCTGACAGGTTGCGCGGTCTTTACTTTGACGGGATTATTGCTGACGAGTATGGCGATTGGAAGTCAACTGTATGGCCATATGTTATCCGTCCTGCGCTGGCTGACCGCAAAGGGTGGGCGATAATTATTGGGACGCCAAAGGGTAAGAATAGCTTTTACGAACGCTTTGAAGCGGGTAAACAAGATAAGGACTGTTTTACCCTACTGCTGACGGCATCTAACTCTGGCATCCTCGACCAAGAGGAGATTGACGCGCTGAGGAAGGAATTGTCGGAGGACGCATGGCTACAGGAGATGGAGTGCAACTTCGACGCGGCGATTCCGGGGGCGATATACGGTAAAGAAATGTATGAAGTGAAACAGTCAGGCAGGGAAAGGCCTTGCTATGACCGCAAGCTCAAGACATTTGCGGCTATCGATTTGGGGTGGAGCGACGACACGGCGATTTGGTGGTTTCAGGTGGCAGGTAAAGAACTTAGGTTTATTGACTGCTACAGCAACAGTGGGATGCCCATTGCGCATTACCATGACATTTTGCAGAGTAAAGGCTATGATTATGGCGAATGGCTGTATCTGCCGCACGACGCGAAGGCTAAATCACTGCAAACGGGGCGAAGTATCGAGGAGCAGTTTAGGTCACTGGGGTGGTCGCCTAGAATCGTGCCAAATATATCACTTATGGACGGAATACAAGCCGCTAGGTTATCATTAGCAAACTGTTGGTTTGACCCAAGCTGTAAAGAGGGAATGGAAGCGCTCACGCAATACCAAAGAGAGTATAATGCGGACAAAAAGGTATTTAATGAACGCCCCAAACACGATTGGACCTCTCACTTTGCTGATGCTTTCCGGTACGCGTGTCTTGCATGGCGTGAACAACGACCAGATGCAGCGCCAAAACCCAAAGCAAAATTCTGGGAAGACCAGTCCTTAGAGGAGTTGTGGGAACACAGCTCGAAACGTAGAGGTAGACGAATATAATGAGTGACAAACTATCAGCACAGCCTTGGCACGA